GTCAATGCCCTGCATATCAGGAACCGAGCGTGTACCCATGACTGCTGCTGTAGTCTCGTTACCTTCATCGTCTAAGACTGCTGGAGTCACTTCATACTCTTCGTCACGCATGGCATCTTTAGTGCCACTTACTGCCTCTGGTACGACTTCTGCTAGTTCATGTGCAATGAAACCATTGACGTTACCGCCAACAATCCAATCAAAGTTGCATGGTTTAAGTAGTTTAGTCTGTGCTGTAGCACCTGACATTGGTGTGACGTTTTCTTTTAGTCGGTAGTCTGAGGATGTGTTGTATGAGGTAGATGAACCATTTGTAGTAATAGTACCTACTTGTCCATTTGGGTTATAGAACCAAAAATGCCCTCTTGTAGCTGTGTTGGTGACTGATGTAAAAATAGCCCCCGACCCATCGGCATAGTTATTGTAATGTAGTCTAACTCCACCTTCGCTCCCATTGGTTGTAAAATTACCAACTACAACATCATCGGTATTATTAATCGTCATAGCATTAGTAAAGCTTATCGCTGCGTCTGCTGTGCCGCTTGGGGCTACGCTGAAATAATGCGCCCCCTGAGCTTGCATATATCTAGCAGAAGCTCCAGTGGCAATGTATTCATTACCTAAGTTGCCTACCTTGTAATTAGAACCTAAAAATGTTTGATGTCCTGATATATTAGCTTGAAGGAGACCAGATAGCCCAATTCTAAGATTAGAATAGCTACCTGTATTAAGGTCACTCTCTGGAACCACACCTATGCCCACGTTGCCTGAGTTATCAATAGTCATAGCAGTGTTCCAGCTTATCGCTGCGTCTGCTGTGCCGCTTGGGGCTACATAAAAGTCATGCTTTCCTGATTGTTGTCTATAAAGTGAAGACTTATCTGTGCGTAAATATTTAGATCCATTATTTTCATAGACGTTTGTACCTAAATATGTTGCTGAGTCATTACCGATACCATCTGCGTGTGCGTATAAAACAGATTGCTCCCCAATAGCAACAGCATCATAGTTAGAATGCCAATTTGCTTGAGGCGTTACACCAATGCCCACGTTGCCTGTAAACACAGGGCTAGCAATAGGAGACTTAGCAGCCAACAACACATCAGCTTGAGACTGCGTGTAAGTATCAGCAACAGCAAAAGTGGTGAATGCAACAATTCGCACAATCTTGCCAACCACTGCTCCATCTGCCAAAGTTATTGAGCTGCCGTTGGTAGCGGTATAATCAGAAAATGCTAGGTCTAGGCCGCCATAACTTACAATAATGCTGCCGACTGTATACGATAAAGTATTGCTATTTAAATCACTTCCAGTAAAAGATGTTTGCCCTGCTGTTGCGATAAATTCATAAGTAATTTTTGATAGTTCACCACCGCCAGCCAGAGCGCCCCATTCCCCATCGTTGTACCCTTCAAACTGGTCTAGGGTGCTATTGTGCCGAAACATACCCAATGCGCCACTGGGCCGTTGGGCTGTTGTGCCAGAAGGCATTGACGCTGCGCCTGTTGTCGAGTTTTTAGAAACGTACCCAGCTAGTAAATTCGTACCAGTGATTTTCTTCGTGGTGCCACCATCATTAACCACCAACTCTTCTGCACCATCAGATGATGTTAATGCTGGTAATTCACTTATTTTTACGTCTGCCATTAGAAAAATTCCTCAATGATGCAAATTCCAGCGGCTCCAATGCCACCTCCCTGTATATTTTGATTTACTGAGCCACCGCCACCGCCGCCAGCCCCAGTGTTTGGCGCTCCTGCCTTTCCTGTTTCATTCTTACCACCACGACCACCGCCACCAAAAGAAGAATTGCCACCATCACCACCCAAATAATCGTTAGTGTGTCCGTAGCCCCAAGCTGCACCCTTTATATTAATATCACCACCTGACGCGCTGGGGGAAGCTGGACCATTTCCGCTGCTTGATGGGCCAGTACCACCGCCACCGCCGCCAGCCGACATAGACTTAAATGTTGAATTTCCGCCAGATGAACCGCCTCCTGCAATAGTATCGGCAGCGCCACCCGCGCCCACTGTTACAGACTCAGTAGAGGATAGCTGCGCTGCTGTGTACCATTTAATTACTGTAGAACCAGACGCACCGCCACCGCCACCTTTACCCGAACCAAGACTTCCACCTCCGCCACCACCGCCACCACCGCCACCAATTATAGTGACTTTTGCGCCAACCATTCCCGATGTTTTTGTGTATGTGCCAGAACTCGTAAAGGTTTGAACGGAAGGTGGCGTGTTTGCGCTAGTAGTATTATCAACCGCAGTCTTTACAAATGCTGTGGTGGCAATTGAAGTATCATTGTCGCCACTAGCGGGGGTGGGTGCTGTTGGATTGCCTGATAGATTTGGGCTAGCTAGTGTGGCTAATCCAAGGTTTGCAGCATCTAAAGTGCCAAGAGTAACCCACGCATTATTAGCACCATTGCGAATCTTCAAAAGTCCTGCTGAAGTATCTGCCCACTGCTGATAGCTGAATGTAGTGCTTGGTGCGCTGCTTCCGCTGTTTTGACTGACCACCGCGTCCAAGACATTATTAATGTCACTTCTTACGGCTGCGCCCGTCCCGTTTGCTATGTCATAGTCGTGTTGAGCCATTATGCTGCTTCCTTTCCATATCCTACGGCTTGCCAGTTTATTGACCTGACAATTCCAGTATTTGATGAGTTAAAACATTGAACTGTAAATCCCGTCCGAGCCTTGCTAGTCAGTCTAAAATAATCCCCAGAGTTAGCGTCTTGCATAGTTACTCCAATAACAGGAACAGCTTTAAAATTGCTGCCAAATAATACGTCTGTGCTGGTTGCTGCCACGCTCAAATCGCTAACTTTTTCGACCCTATCAGGCATATCCAAAGTGACCGATAGCGCAGTGATTGAGATGTTGTAATCTGAATCTGTGTTAGTAACGATCACTCGAAACTCATAGGCTCTGGCGTGATAATCGCCCACCAAGAAAGGCGACCAAGTAGACCATGTTGGGTTTGACGCTGGGTTATCGGTAGTTGATCTAAGCTCTAAAACTGCTGTGATTGCATCTGAACTGGCTCCGTCAAAGTTTTGCCATAAGTCTATATTCTGTGTTCTGTAGTCAATTAAATCTGAAACCACTGAAACGGATGAACTTAGGTTAGCTGTTAGGCGGCTTGTGTAAGTTGAACCAAGGTCAACTGAGTTGGCAAAGTAATAAGAACCTAAATCCTCAATAACCCCAACATCACCTATTTCACGGGCCAGCCTGTCTCCATTTTCTGCAATTAGAAAGTCACTTGCTTCGGTCAATAAGTATCTTGGCGCACCTTCTAGCTTTAATACATTGTTATCGACAACCATATCTATTTTAGTGCCAGTGAAATTAGGGTGTTCAGTGGCGACAACTACGGCATTAAAATCTAAGATGTTAGGAACAGTGGTGGTTGCATACTTAGCATTTGTTGAGAATCGACCGCCAGAATCCACCGCCTTAATCATGTATGTGCCTGTCAATAAAGGCAAAACGGCAAAAGTTGCGCTACCAGCAATGGCCTCTCCAATCTCTTGCCCATCTTTCCATGTTGCGTTAGCCACTAAAGAAGAGTGGCGTATGATTAAACTGCCACCATTAGTAACGTCCAAAACATTGACTTTTGACCAAGATAAATGACATTGCCCATCAAGTGCGCGAATAGAAAAGTTAGCAACATCAGGAGGAACGGCTGTCAATCCTGATATGGTTTTATTATCCATATAAGCATAATCAGACTTCGCACCCATTGAGTTAATTGATCTAACTCTAAAGTCATATTGCCCAGCGGGTATATCATCAACTCTGGCCTCTAGTGCGCTTGTGTTGGTAATAAAGGTATAGGTTGATGCGCCATTAAGTTTATATTCAGCCTCATATGAAACAACAAAAGCATCATTGGGTGCTGACCAAATAAAAAACGCCCTTGATTGAGTACCCTTAGAATTTACTGTTGTGTATAACTCTTCTGTTACCCCAGTGGGTGAAGGTAAAGCCACCAAAAAAGGATTAGGAAGGTTGGTGTCTGGTATATCATCGGCTTCGGTTTTAGTTGACCAAGGATAGATGGAATCTTGATGCTCAATTAAACTCACGCTGACAGTACCATCACTGCCTAAAGTTAACTTTTGAACCCGAAAAGCTTTAGCTGACCATGCGGGAGTGCTGTGCGTTACGCTGACTATTTCGCCAATCGCTGTGTTTAATGCTTCGCTGGTTGCGGAAAAAGAAACAGTCAAAGCATTGCGTGATCGTTTTAATGCAATAGAGGCAATATCTTGGGCTGTGTATATATTTGTCGTAGCAGGTAAGTCCATTTGGCTTACCAGTTCAACGCCACCATCTTCTAAAATATAACCCGCCTCTTCTACGCTTCCAGCAACAGGGTATTCAATTTGATCCATTTGCCAGTTTGCATCAGGGTTTGGAAATGTAGCAATTATGCGATTAAACTTAGTCTTTTTTGATTCACTGCGAATTGATATGCCGCCAATGATGCAAGATTCATTAAAGGCAAAGGTTGCGCTGCCCTCATCCTCAACGATTAACCCATACTTTCCTTGGCGATAGGGCATTAAACCCCTCATGCCTGAGAGCAAAATCTTGACGTTATTCATTAAGGTGATGTTGGTGTCGATTACTGCGTTGCAAGAGAATATTTTCTGATTAGAGCCGCCAGAATACGGGGTAACAAATGAATCACATTTATTAGCTGCTGTAACAAATTGAGCATTATCAATAAATGAACTATCAAGCCCTTTGCCGTATCGTGAGTTAGTTAGATAATCTCGCAAACACAGCGCAGGGTTAGAGCTATTTGCCACGCTTGCGTTTTGCCCAGTTCTTGGATCATAAACGACTTTGCCTTGAACGACTGCATGAATAGTTGGAATCCCACCAAAAACGTCTTTATCCCATTTAATTCTAGCTGCAATATAAGCCACGCCAGATAGCTTGTGATCAGAAGTCCAGCCAATTCCTGCGTTAACGAGCGTTGAATCCGCATTTTGCCCATCAGTGCCAACGTATTTATTGATGGTCAATAAACCTGAGAATTTAGAATCACTGCTCAAAATGTCGTTAATGTATACATCACCAATACTGTGAATAGTCCCCTCACATAATGCAATCACTATGTATAGATAAGTATTATCAGTGCCGCTTGTGGCTACAAAAACCCTAACACCGCCTACCTTTCTTTGCCCGTACACGACAGGAATGGAGGCTATATTGGATTGTTTGTTGACTAGAACGCCTTGGTATTTGGCTTCCAGATCATCCATATCAGGAATTTCAACAAACCAGCTAACAACATCGGAAATAACATCAACAGTAACGTCAATAATGGATTGCCCGATTTTTCCAATCGTGCCAATAGCAGTACCAATAGGGTCACTAATAAAATCTCTAAGCCAACCCATTACGCTCTACCCCATTTCAGGTCTTTAGCTGTGTTAGGCGCAAATTTAAAACCTTCGTCCCCAGAAAAGAACATACTTTGACTATTGTGATTAGTGCGCCTACCTGACTTTTTCTGAAAATCTGCCCAATGGCTTGAGGCTGTAATGACAATTGTAGAGCTATCATTTGAATCTGTAATTGAGAAACTTTGAACCCGTCCATCATAGATTAAAATCGGGCTTCCAATAATCGAATAATCATTATTTAATAAAACACGCTGGATAGTAATTTGACGATCAATGTACGATTGGCTTAATAAAATGGATATGTATTCTTGGCTAACGCCAGACAAGGTTACGCTTACAGAACCAACTTGCACCTCGCTCGTTTCCGTAACAGAAGAGATTCCTTTTAATGCGCTGCTTGAAACATAAGTATCCCCAGAATAAGAAATATTCAATGGGCTTTCTGTCAAATAGATAGCTGTTTCAAAGTCTATTTTTACCAAATGGGCAGTAATAAATGAGTCTTTAGCAAGCTCTGCAATTGTGTCAGCGTGAATAGCTCTACTCATGAAAGCGCCTCAATGAAGTCAACCTCATAGCGGAACAACATCCCAGCGCCCAGCTTGTAACCTTGAATGTCATTAGATAGCCGAACAGTAAAAGGCACATTGTTATAAATTACAGTATCAGAGCTTTGGACTGCTGCAATCAGTGGCGGGGTAAATGCCATTGCGCCATTACCTGCCCGATCAGCCGTAAGCATATAGACCTTCGTGTGGCCTGAGAATTTAATCACATCACCCGCTTTAAAAGTCCCTGTAAGCCCCGCTATCGTAACTGATACTAATCCAGCCGCAGCCGCAGAACACGTTACAGTGCCGCTAGCTGTGCCGCTGGGAGAGCTAATCTCACTAGGCGTTACTGTAAATACTCCATACCGCCCTTGTTGCGATACAGTGTAAGCAAATACAGGGTTAAACTCTGTCCTAGTCATGGGCGCGTAGGACGCGGTAAACGTCCATTTTTGACCGCCTATTTTTCGACTTTGCATCCTTCCGCTTACTGTTTCAGAAAATAGCGTTGGGCTTTCAGACTGTAGATTTATGGCGCTAAACGCTGGGGATGTTGGATAGCTCATGCGAGGGCTGGCCTCCCTCTTTCATTAAGCGATTGATTGATTAAATTCATTAGTGTCCCGCGCCTCTTTATAAGCAAATCATCAAATCCTGCTGTATCGTTTGCACTAATGTTGATAGTAAAGTTGCCCCCGTTAAGCTGGTCATTAGGAACCACATTTGCTGCTTGGTTTGGCACTATTAACTCTGGGCCACGCTCACCAACAATGTAAGGTGAACCCGCCGACATAGGGCCACCATTAGCGCGAAATTGAGTTGATTTAATAGCAGCGACTTGGGCCATGCCATTAGCTAAAGCGACTGCGGCAAAACCTAAGTTAAGAGGAAAGGGGTTATTCATTGCCTTAGCTACACCATTGTAGGTGTTAATTAAAGCATCCTTAACGGCAAATGCTTTGTTAATGGCAAAGGCGGCTTTGTAGTGGCTGCTCAATGAAGCTAGCGCCCCCCTGCTTTCTTCTTTGAGATCGTCTGCATCTTTTCTACGGAAGTTTTCTAACCTGCGTGATGACATTCTTTGCTGCTCAAAAGCCACCCCATACGCCGCGCTTCTATCTGCTTTTTCTCGACCTAAATAATCTTGACGCAATTCACCCATTTTTCTTTGATGTGCAAATGCCAGATCATATTCCAGATGAAAAGCATTAGTCATTTCTGAACTTTTACTTGCTTCTTTAACCTCATCAGAAGCTATATCAACCTCTTTCATTTTCATTAAAAGTTCGTTAATTTCTAAGACTGCTCCGTTAGTATTAAAGTTTTTAAAAGGCTCAATGCTTTCTAAATAATTACCTGACTCTATAAGCCTTGTTTGAACCAACTCTTGCGCGTCTAGTGATTTAAGGCGCTCTTTTAATGCCCTGTTAGATTTCCCGTTAACAAGTAAGTTTTCTCTTTGAATGGCTATATCTAATAATTTTAATTCTATAGACTCTAGCGTTTTTAAACCGCCCAAACTGGCTGGCAAAAATTCTAAAACTTTTTGAATTGATCTTCCCGCGCCATTAGCGATTCTGCCTATACTATTTAGCATAGAAGTTGATGCAGTAACGATTGCACTAGCTGCCTCAAGAATAGTTATGGCTATATTTTTTGAAAAAGCTGTAATGCCGCCCTGTTTGTTTATTTTCATCTCAACAAAAGAGCGTACTGCTTCTGATGCAGACTCAATAATTGGCGCGATTGAAGCAACCACTCGGTGAAAAACATTGCCTAAATAATCAGAAAGCCGAGCGATTGAATCGTTTGCATTTTCAACGCCCTCAATAAGCTCCAAGCTCATCACCAAGCCAAGCTCGTCAGCCTCCTTTTTCATGGCCTCCATTGCGTCTTTGCCGTCTTTAAGCATGTTGATAACTTTAGCGCCACGCGCACCAAACAGGTCGTACACAAAGCTAGCTCTGTCTGTTTCATTAGTCATTGTTTCAAGAGCAGTGGCGGCTTGGCCTAGAACATCAGTTACACTCCGAGTTGATCCATCAATATTTTTCGAGGATATGCCATAACGATCAAAAGCCTCTTTAGCAATGCCTGTTCCGCTAGCAACATCTGAGATATTGATTGCTAATTTTTGCATGGCTTTATCTAGCGACTTAGCCTCTAGGCCACCAATGCTTGCCGCATGCCTTAGCCTTTGCAATTCAGTAACAGAAATACCAATAGATCGACTAACCTTAGCCATGCTATCAGTAGCATCCATTGATTTTTTAACTAGATAGCCAAGGCCCACCGCGCCAGCCGCAAGACCGATAGCGCTTTTCATAGAGAAAGCAGCGCGAGAAATTGATTTGAGGCCAGCCGTTACAGCCATAAACGCTTTCTTGGTTTTATTTACAGCCTTTATCTGTATTTTAACGTCTTTATTTGCCATTTTTTAATTCCAAATAAGCTGCCCAAAGCAAAATTTCATCTGTAGATAAGACCATAACCTCCTCCAATGTTTTATGGAGATGCTCTGCAAGAATTATTGCAAAGCGTAGGTCATGATCTTTTTTTAGTTTTTTGTTGCTTCATCAAAATCAGGTTCATCTCCCCCCATTTCTGAAACAACTCGACTAATAACTTCGGGATCAACTGAACGCATTAGCTCAGTCATATTGGCCCGCTTAAAAATCATCTTTCCATCTTCATCTAGCGCTCGTAAAATAAACGTCATTGCCACAGCTTCGGCCTGTTTATTTTCAGCGTGCAATTTTAAAACCTCGCCTTGATCTTTAAAATTCATGGCGGGTTTGTAGTAAATAATCGACGGTTTTCCATCAACTACCCACTCTGGTATTTCTGAACTTTGAAGTTTTCCGCTCATCCGATCACGGAATTGAACTTTTGCTGCTTCTAACATTAAACTCATAATAAGTTCCCCGTTAATTAATCCCCGTTAAAAATTCACTGGCAGAGCCACGGGGAGGGACTTTTTCGGCTTTAACCTAGCCAGTGAAAACTTTAAACAGTGCCCCAAGTTAAAGCGCCTGTTCCTGTAAAGCTAAAGCTAGTCTCAATCATTCCCTCAATAGCTCCGCTTACGCCAATCTCTGTGACAATGGCAGAGCCAGTGGCATAGGTTGCAGAACTTGCGCTGCCCTCTGGGTAAAGATTTAACACGACAACAGCACCAATAGTGATTGCTGCTTGCCCTGCATCAGCCTCATCCCAAAACATCTCACATGAACCTGAGAAAGTAGCTTGTCCTGCTTTATACGTTTTTGAAGTATCACCTAAAGTGGTATCTTCAATT